TGGCCGCCTTCAAAGCGGCCTCCGAGTCGGCCAGCTCCTTGTCGTGGCTCTCCTGCCGGGCCTTGTCCTTGGCCACCGACTCGTCCAGGATCATGTCGATGACCGCCTTGCGCTCCTCCTCGATGGCGGCCAGCTCCTTGTCGCGCGAATCCTGGACGTTGGCGCTGCGGAGATCGGCCTCGACGTTCAGCCGCTTGGTCTCCTCGTCAATGTTCTTGGAGACCTCCTCGACGTCGATGCTGGAGTCGAACGCGCCCACCACCTTGGCCATCTGCTTGGCGATCCACCCCGTGGCCTTGTTCCACACCTTCACGATGGCCGTGGACAGGTTCGTCCAGAGGTTGAGCAGGAAATTGATCGACGTCGTCCAGATCTTCCGGATGCCGTACCACGCCTCGGCCACGACGATGGTCAGCCCGTCGAACGCCTCGCCCGCGATGTTGAGAAACCAGTACTTGAAGGCGATCCAGTAGCCCTTGAGCCAGTTGATGCCGGCCTGCCAGACCACCTTCAGCGACAGCCATAGGATTTTGGCCGCCAAGGCGATGTCCCCGGCCGCCAGCGCGTCCTTTATGCCCTGGATGGACTCCAGGGCGAACCCCTTCAGGTCGTCGAACCTGGCGCCCAGCCACTCCAGCGCCTTCCCGCCCGCCCCCGTGGCCCACACGATGTAGGCCGCCAGGCCCGCCAGGGCCGTGATCACGAGCCCCACGGGCGACAGGATGAACCCCAGCGCCGTGGAAATCACCGAGGCCATGGCGCCGAAGGCGGTGCCAATCGCCGAAACGATGGGCCCCAGGGCCACGAGCGCCGTCCCAACGCCCAGGACCACCGCGCCTATCTTGAGGATCGACACCACCAGGCCCTGGTTCTGGGCAAGCCAGTCGCGGAATGCGGTGATGAGCCGCATGGCCTTCTCGGCCAGTTCGGTCATGAGGGGTGCGAGCGCCGAGCCCACGGTGACCACCAGGCTCCGGAGCGCCGCCGTCACCCGGCCGAAGGCGTCGTTCAACTCGGCCGCGGCCTTGGCGTCCTGCGTGGACATGACCATGCCGAGCCGCCTCGCCTCGGCCCTGGCCTCACCTAGGTTCTCCAGCATGGGCAGAAGCGACGTGCCCGACTTGCCGAAGACCTCCATCGCCGCCGCGGCGCGCATCGTCGGGTCGGAGATCTCATTCAGGCGCTGGCCGATCACCAGGAACTGGTCCTCGGGCTTGAGCCGCTCCAGCTGCTCGGCCGACAGGCCCAGGAGCGCCAGTGACTCGGCCGCCGACTTCGAGCCCGTGGCGGCGTTGCCGATCACCCGTTGCATGGCGCGCGCCGCCGTCTCCACGTCGGCCAGATCCGCGCCGGCAAGCTCCGCGGCATAACCCAGCTCCGACAGCGTTTCCACGCTGAAGCCGGTCCGCTTGGCCATCTTGTCGAGCTTGTCGCCCATCTCGGAGAAGCCCTTGGCGCTGGCCAGCAAGGGCGTCACGATCCCGGCCCCCAGGGCCATCATCCGGAGGCCAGTGGCCTGGATGCCGGCCCCAAATGCCTTCAGACGCCTGGAGGCCGCCTGCAGCCCCTTCACGAGCATCGCGTCCTTGGCGTAGAGCTCGATGAAGGCCGCGCCGGCCCGGATGCCGCCTGCCGATGCCATCATCCTGTCCTTGCAGAGAAGGTGGATTTCAGGTATTCATCCCTTGGGCTCAGGGAGGGACGGGTATGGCAGCCGAATCCGGGCAATCGTCCTGCACCAGATGCCTTCGAGATCACACTCCGGGCGTTCCGCTCAAGACCTGTCCCGCTTGCGGCTCCCCGTTCTGCGCCGGATGCTGGCCTAGCAACTCGCCCCAATGTCCGAAGTGCGCGCGGATCGTGGTGCCACGGAGGACCGCGGCGGTCGAGCCGCGCGACCGCCAAGTCAATCAAGGCTGATCTGAGCGCACCCACGGCCGTCACTTCCCCGGATCAGCCAATGCCCACCAGCCCTCGGGCAGGTCCACCACCGCCGGGACCTCCCGCCCCTGGCCGTCAGCCACCCAGACCTTCACGCGCTTGACCGTCTCCCGGAGCCGCACCGGCTCCCCTGGAGGGATCATCACCGCGCGCGTCCCGCACCCGCCGCAGAAGACGCTCGCGCAGATCGTCACGGCGAGCACCATCCTCCACCGTGTCAGCCAGCCCTTTCCGGATCGCATCGGCGAGTACCTCCACGAGCACCGGGGCGCACTCGGCAAGCATCGCGCCGAGGAAGCGCCCCAGTGCGACCGCCAGACCGCTCACTTGGCTCCCACGTCCTCGGACGTGATCTTGTTGTCGCGCGCGGCGATCAGCCCGATCCCCGCCGCGACCGCGGCGCACACCGCCGTCCAGTCCGGGTTGGTCGCCGGATCGTTGTCGACCAGCAGCTTCACCGCCCCGGCCACGGCCGTTAGGATCGCGCAGATGCCGAACACGGTCGTCTTCCAGCTCTTCACGTCACGCCTCCTTCCTTCCCGCCTTTCCATCCACGAAGACCGCCTTCAGGATGGACAGGTCCTTGGTCTTGGGCGCCGGCCGGTCCTCGGGCGCGTAGGGATGGAAGTCGCTCGCGCCGTAGGGCCGGTGCTTCTTGGGGTCGCGGTTCACGTTGGCCAGCAAGGCCATGACCGACGCCGTCCGGTTCCAGTTCTCGCGGCTCCGGCCCTCGGCCATCAGGGCCAGCTCCCGCAGCGTCAGTTGACCAGGTTCGACGCCGACGATTCCGGCGAGCCGCCAGATGAGCTCCCAAGCGCGGCCAGCGCCGACTCGAACTGCCGGTCGAGCTCCGGGCTCGCCAGGCGCTGCTCGGCGACCGCCAGAGCCTTTGCCTGGAAGACCCCGAGCTTCTCCATCGCTTTCCGGAGCACCCTCCGGCGGCCCTGGGGGAAAAAATCGACGAGTTCCTCCAGGAAGGCCGCCGTCGCGCCGTCGAGCGCATCGCCGCCCATCGCCCGGCCGAAATCCTCGTCGGTCACCTTCTGCGCGTCGGCCTCGGGCTTCACCACCGCGTAAAGCACGTCGCAGAGGAACACCGGATCGCCCGAGAGCCGGTCGATCAGCTTCCCCTCGATGACCTCCAACAGGTTCACGCCCAAGAGCGACTTGACCCGCTTCAGGGCGTCCACATTCAGCTGCACCGACCAGGCCCGGCCGGCGTTGTCCTTGAAGGTCCGCATGACGCTCCTCCTCAGGCCACTTCCATCCACTCGGGGGCGTGCTCCGCGTAAGTCGGCTTGACCGACACCGACACGCTCATGGCCTCCTCGAGCGGCTCCTTCCGGCTGAAGCTGATCACCGACATCGTGGCGCGCAGGCCCTGGCTGCCGCTCGTCGCAATCGGCCCGTCCATCACCGCCATCTCGACCGGCGTGTCGCTGAACCAGGCGGCCTGGAGCGCGGCGAAACCCTCGTCCTCGGTGTCCCAGACCATCTCGAACTCGAGCGAGCCTTCCTTCAACGTCCCCACCGTCGCCCGCCAGCCGGCGTTGCCGCGGGTGGTGACGTCGGCCTCGCCCTTTTCCAGGTTCAGCGTGACGTCCTTGACGTTCTTCAGCTCCTTCCAGTCCGGCGTCGCGTAGCTGCCGGCGTTGAAGTAGAGCTTGCCCTCCATCCCGAGCTTGTTCACTGTCCAGCCCTCCTGCTATCCCCGCACCGAATTTCGCCACATGGCGGAAAGCCGCGGCCGGCCGATCTCCAGTGCCGGCCCCATGAAGGGGCGCCGCGGGTACTTCCGGGGTTTCCTGCTCTCGACCTGCCGCTGGGCTGGCGGAAGCCTCTGGGCCTCCTCCTTCGCCCGGGCGACCTGCCTGGCGGTCTTGAGCGTCACCACCACCGGCTTGCCGCCCTCGACCGAAATCGGCCCGTGGCCGCCGACCTCCAGCTTCCAGTTCGGCTTGCGCCCCTTGCGCTTCTTGGGCGGCTCCGTGCCGCCGAACTCGTGGGTGTGTCCGATCTTCCCCACCGCCGTCGCCGCCGGGCCGATCACCACGCCCTGGCGCGGCTTCTCCACCGCGAAGAGGATCGCGTTCTTGATCCGGCCCTTGCGGCTGTGCGGCTGGTGCCCAGGCGCCGACGGCTCGGCCGAGACCTTGATGCTCCTGCGAGCGATCCCCCGCAGGTACGCCCCGGCCTTGCCCAGGCTCTTCACCGAGCCCTCGCGGCCGGCCCGCACCACCTTGCGGCCGTCCATCCGGGAGCGCACCTTCACCCCGACCATGCTCAGAACCCCTGCGGCATCATTCCGCGCGGGAAGCGCAGGTAATGGGCCTCGAGCCAGGCGCTGCCCGCCGGCTGGCCAGACCCGTTCTTCACGAAGGCCACCAGCCGCCCGCCGCCGGGGATGATCACCCGCTTGGTCACGTAGCAGTCCAAGAGGTCCAGGTCCGAGCCCGACCGCTCCTTGGTCATGGCCAGGTCCACCCAGGCGCGGTCCTCGCCCACGATGGGCTCCATCTGGAGCACCGCGTAGCAGGGCGCGCTATTGGGGACGTAGACGGAGACCGCGGCCAGGAGCCAGTTCTCGTCGGCAGGCACCGTCGAGCCGTGGATCGAGACGCTGCCGCCCGCCG